TTTAGGTATTTGTCTGACGATGTGTTTCATCCAACTTTCAGCAGCTGTTTTCGGATCAGTTCTATTCAGGCCAGGAAACATCTTTTCATAAATTGGCCACATCTGCAATATTCCAATGGCCATCGGCGTTTTCTTATTCTTACTAAATTTTCTGTCTCCTCTGGCATTGGGATTATATCCTGATTCCATGCAGGCAGCTGCCAAAATCATTCCTCTCATACCAGGTGGCGGATTAAAAGATTTTTCAACTTCAATCAATTTATCTAGCAAGGCATAATCAATCTTATTTGGATTAATACCACGACAGTTAAAAACCGCTTGATATAATAATTCTTTGTAAGTAACGGGATCATTAACTTTATAAGAAAGGTCTGCTGGCTGTGCGAACTCTAACTCAACAGCCGGCTCCGCGGTACCCGGGGTATCATGAAAGCCTGTCGGCATTGCCGACAAGGCAGCTAATGTAATAGCGATAATAAAATGCACTTTAATTTTTCTCCTTATTCTTCTCGTATGCTTCGGCGGCGTAGGGCCATAAAATTTTGGTTATTTTTAGCATACCTTCAGCTAGTTGCTGAATTTCCCATTGCGCGCCCTTGTGACTTCTTAAGTCTATAAATTTAAATAGGTTATTCAAATTACAAGTGCCATAATATTCTGTATACATATTTTGTGGTAATACACCACGAGCCTGTTCGCGACATACGCCGGCATCTAATAAACAATCGTATAATTTTAAAGAATCTTTATGCCATGTCTTTATTATTTTTGATGCGCTGCCAAAATACTCACCTTGAAAATCTCCCATACCTAGCTTAACCTCAATCTTAGGATTAATTAAATCCTTTGTACTAGCTTGTCTGTTAGAAGTGTGTTGAGTTCTAAATTTCTTTGGTTCATAAAATTTTACATCAAAATCAGTGTATCTACGACTAATTTCATTATAAGACCACGTTCTATGCCGATGGTGTTGGCTTCTTACAAATAAAGGTACATTAATTCTAAATGTAACTACATTATGTTCAAATGTTGAGGTATGCCTATGTTTAATGAGATATTTAATAAGTTTTTTATCCTTATTGTCTAACTCACTTTTATGTTTTCCGAAAGAAACACGGGCGCTGTTAACTATAGTTAAGTCAGAACCCATATAATCTACAAGCTCAACAAAACCTATGTTATCATTATATAATTCAATTTTATCAGCCATCATCCTCACTCAAACAGCCAACAACGTGGCTTTCAAGAACTAAATGGTATGTCTCGCCATCGTATGTACAAGACTCAATAACATGACTAGGTACAACAATATTTAATCCTTGCCACAAGCTCATTTCAGATCCCCGTGATGCTCGAATTAATTTTGCTGCCGAGAAAGGCGATTCATTTAATATAACATTTTCGGGCAAAAGGATTGTAGAGCTTAACTCTTCTTTGGTTTCTACCTCTAATGGTTCTACAACCAAATATTTATTTACAGGGATAAGCATATTAGCCTCCTAAGAAATTCTTGTTTAAGCCGTTGAAGTACTCAGTAAACTGATCGATATCGTCGCCTTTCCTTAGCATGCGATAGGCGCGAACAGCTTGTCGCATTTCATCTTTAGAAAGCCAGCCGTTATGAGCATAGTTCTTTCTCAAATCTCTTTTATGCTCCTTATACGGCTCCATCTCATCTTCAATAGCCTTTAGGGCCTTAATATACTCAACAACATAATCTTCTTTACTATCGCTCACAATAACCTCCTTATAAGCAACAATGATATTATAGTAACATAAATGATATAATCAATTAAACAATTTCACACGAGCCGCCCGAACAAGCTAGTTCGCCCGTGAGGTTGGTTTCATCATCTAGTTCAATAACTTTTGTTAAATTGATGTCTTTCAGCGCTTCCAAAAGTACTTGATATTTTTCCGGAGAACAATCTTCAAAAGGGGCTTGTTTATATGTATGTTCAGAATATGGAAGAACAGATAGACCATTATAGCAATCTCGATTCTCCCACATCCAGTCACCCACATCTGTCCATTCATCTGGACGAATTGAAATTGTTGCTGACACATTATGTGTATTTTGGCCACGTTGGTGTCCAGGGCGGACCCACTCTTCAGATACTTTCTTTACTCTTTTGAGAAGCTGCAAAGCACTTTCGGTACGTATAATCGCACTTTCTGGCGCTTTTTGTGGTACACTAATCACTGCAGTATCATGTGGCCTAAAATATTCATCTTCAATTAATTCTGGGTGGTGAATAAGAAGATGAGTATAAATAGCCTCATTTTTACCCACGCGTAGGCGTCGAATATAATGATTATTGTGCCATGCATGAATCCCACTTGAGGTACCTAGAGCCAAAGAAGTAGTTCCGGCCGGCTTAACACACGTGGTTCGCGCTGCTGGTCTAATACCAATTTGTGATGCGACGCGTCTATTTTCTCGCTTGACAATTAAGGAGGCCGCTTTCATATCTAATTCTAAGACTCTTCCTGAAGCGATACCAGTCATAGATACACCGATTAATGCATCTTTTTCTGTGTTTCTACGCCATACTTCACGTAAATAATGAAAGTCTGTGTATCCAGCCTGTAGAGTAGCAATAAGAGTAGCTGCTCTTATACGATTTTCATATTCTTCTTGCGTTTTTAAATCAGACGCATTTACTTCGACAAGATTACAAAATTGATAAGGTTTTAGGGCGATTTCACAACATGGATTTGTACCCCAATCTTTATCATTTGTAAAATAAAAGCCTGGTTCTCCAGATCCAGAAGCCTTAACCCGCTCCCAAAGATCTGTAAAATATTCTCTCGTGATACGGTGGCGCATCAATACTACTGAATTGTTAGATCTTCCTCGTTGTGAGTTGGTTTCCCACCAATTTCCTGTTTTTGCGGCGAGCATTTCTTCATCGTCCGCTGAAAAAAGCGAAATAAGAGCAGCGCGGCGAATCCCGCCAGCGAGAACGGCATCAGCAATATGACAAATAATATCGTGGATTTCAATGGGCTCAAGTTTATCTCCATTCTCTTTTTCTTCCAAAATACCCTGTACTTTAACAAGACATTCTTTTAAAGGCTGAGGGCCCGGGGCCTTGCCTCCACTAGTAAGTAGTCTTGCGCCCTTCGGACGAATATCTGAAAAATCAAATCTAAGCTTTGAACCCCCCTTGAAATACGAATTAATTAAAGCTTTGATTGCGTCTGACCAGCCCTCGATCGAATCAGCGATAAGAAATCTTCGCGTACGTTTTGTGTTTGGTTTTTGAATTTCGGGAAGTTTATCCACATGATGTTTCTGAACCGAATATCCGACACCAGTTCCACCAAGTAAGAGAAACATGCATTCGCTGAAAGAAGCAAGATGATCGATAGGCATAAAAGCGCAGTTGTAAATCCGGTTAGGAGCCACTTCAATTGGCTTACCCCCGAATTGCATAGATCGCATAGATGGTAATACTTTTTTATCATAAACATATATATAAGCCTCCTCAATTTCATCTTTAAGATCGGGGTACTTTTTCAAATGCATTCTTTTATTTCGGCTAACTAGCTCTTTCCAGGTTTCTCTTCTTTCCTTTTTAGGAATGTAGCGTGCGTACTTCATATGTACTGTGATGTCTGATAAAATCTTGCTAGGTAGCTCCATTACTGCTCTCCTGTCTTGCTTTTTTAAAACTTTTGTATTTCTCTCTTAATTCTTTTGCCAAATCTTGTGGTGATGAACTAAATTTAATTTCTGCAGAATCTATGGGCTCCAGAACCTTCAAAGAAACGGTCGCCGTATCCACAAACATGGGGAAGACCAATCCATCAGGCCCATTGCGATTTTTTGCAATATACATTCTCGCAGTATTTGCGTTTTTGTCTTTTACTGTTCTTGATATTGAACAAATAAAATCAGCCACAAAACACTTATTAAACGCCTCTGAAATAGATTCCATTGTTACAACCTCTGCGTTCAATCCAGACCTGTTTGTCTGTGATGCTGTCCATAACGGGCAATCAAACTCTTGGCCGATAGCTCGCAGGTTTTCATAAATAGACTCTAACTCATTCCTTTTTTCCTTATAAAAAGTAGGCGGCCGAAGTAAATCAGCGTAATCTACTATAATCATATCGATTTTATGATTTCTTTTTTTTAACTTTTCTAGGTGAGAACGAATATTGTTGGGTGTAGCAGATTTTGTTGGATATTCCTTAACAATCAAAGAACCCGGTAAGTCGCTAATTGCCTCCAATACTTCATCTTTGCGGTGGAAGAGAGTTGATAGTGGTATCTGGCTTAAGCAGCTATCGTATCTTTGGCCAACAACACCTTCTCCCAACTCCAAAGTATAATGTACAATATTTTTACCTTCTTTTAGAGCAGCTGCGCCGAGATGTACTAACGCCATAGACTTACCTGCACCGGTAGGAGCGATTATTACTCCAAGTTCTCCCTTGCCCAGGCCCCTATTAGTCAATTTATCAATTTTTGGCCAACCAGTAGAAACAGGATTTCGATTTTTAAATTCGTATCTTAGCTCAAAATCTTTAATAAAATCATGACCAAAGTTGTTATCCATGCCCAACTTTAATGCTTCGTCAATTACTCCTTTAATCTCGTCATAGGAAGAACTATGAATAAGGTTAACTGATTTCATCAAAGCCTCTTTCAGCTTCTGCTTTTTACAAAAATCTAAAGCAGTTTCCTTAATGTATTTTTCATCTTGAATTTTCCTAATCAAAATTCTAGAAAAATAATCACGTACTTGTTTTTGCAATGCATCTGACTCGTAGTCCATCTCCGTACGAAGGATAGACGACATAATCTTTTGTGTTGGATGCACGCCATACTTTTTACGATAATCAAAAATTTTCGAAGAAAATACCCGAAGATATTTTAATTCAAAAAAACTATTATCCAACACTTCTTCGAGCTGATCGGCAAAAGGTCGATCTTCAAGAATTAAATGTACAAGCGTTTCTTGAAACTGTTTTCCATATTTTGAAAAACTGATATTATCTGTCATTTTTACCTCATAGCCATAATATAGAAACCAAACTACTTTGCATCCACACACATTTTATTAAAATGTGAAAATAATTCTACAAAATTGATTTCTCCGAAACCATCTTGGAACATCATCTTAATTACTTCTGTTTTATTAAATGACATGTCTGGACTATCGATAACTTGACGAATATGCTTTTTTGACTCGATGGAAAGCATAGGGGCGTATAGCTGCATCATTTGATAATTTCGTCGTAGAATATCTTCTTTTTCTATAACCTTTTCATATGCTTTCACTCTTGATTCTGGCATCATTGTACGACAATATTCCAACAGCTTTGTAAATGTTACCTGTTCTTGTTCTTTAAAAAATGGAAATCTTTTTGATACAGTTTTTAAGCCGACTCCGCCAATACCATCCAAATTATCTGATTTGTCACCGGCCATGGCGCGGGCCATGGCAAAGTTATTTGGATGAATGTCAAAGCGCTCAATTAAATTAATTTTATTAATAAATTCTTTTTGTACCGGACGATGCAAGATTGTATTTTTATCTAACAACTGATAGAAATCTTTATCGCTTGAAACAATAATTTTCTGCCAATCTTCAAGACTCGGTACTTGTGTTAGATATGCAATTATATCATCGGCTTCCGTGCCTTTAAACATAAATTGCATAACTGGCATAGAATTAAAATATTCAATAAGACGACTTTGCTGCCAGATCTTATTGTCGACTTCTTCCTGCTCACTCATGTTACGAATATCGCGATTTAGACGAATTGGTTTTCTTCCGTCTTTATAATCCTTCTTCAAAAGCTTTCGTTTTTTCGAACCACCTTCTCCATCCCAACAAATAATAATTTTATCCGGTTTAGTTTCCCGGGCAATTTTCTGAATCGATTGTACACAGCCCTTTAGAGCACCAATTGGTTGTCCATTAACTGACAAGCTTGGATTAACAATATAATTCCGAAAAAATAAATTAAGTTGGTCAATAATAACCAAACGTTTAGACAAAATACACCTCTTATTATCTATACACGCGACTTGAAACTTTATTTACTTTTTTAACTAGAAAAGAATAAACACCATCAATACGACGGGACTCAAGCGACATACGTCTTACGTGTTCGCCTATTGTAGGCTCAAGTAAAAAGAATTTAACCTTTAAAAGAGTTCTTTCAACTGTTGTTGATACTGGCTTGGCCGGTTCTTGTACATTAACAACAGTTATTCCACAAACACCGCGTAAATTATCAGTTACAACAGTTAAATTTCTACTTCTATCAGATCGAAGTATAACCTCTGCTTCATAAAGAATTTCCTTAAAAACTTCTGAAACAACAGATTTAAGAGATTTCATATTTAGCCCTCTTTTCTAATAATATAATTAGTTACAACTTATACATTTCGATCTGATCAATGTTAGTCGTATAATAAACTCTTTTAATCCCCACATGTTTAAGCGCCGCGTGGCACATTGAACATGGCTTACTAAGGCGATATTCGCCTATTTTATTAATTCTACAAACATATACATCTGCGCCAGCTGTAACACTGCGTGACAATCCTAAAATACATCCCAATTCAGCATGCAAAGTAGCGTGGCCACGTCCTGAAAGTCTAAATCTGTTGCCAAAAGAATTATAATTACCCTTGTTGCAAGAGATATTGATAACTGAACCGCCTTTCACCAAGAGAGCACCATGACGAAGTTTTCCGTAAGGGCTACTGCTAGCTGCATTGCGAGCTAGACCAAAGTACCTTTTCGTCTTATTGGATGTTTGTACTGTGGTGCCTTTAACCTTTGTACGATTTTTAAACATTCTTATACCTCCGACAGTTTAGAATATAGAAACCGCTATTTTAAAGTAAAATTAATGCACGCGGGGCTTCGTACGATGGTGTCTCTTGTGGTGGCGTCTCTTATGAGCGTGCTTCTTATGAGCATGCTTCTTATGATGGTTCGTCTTGTGATGATACACCTTATGATGGTTCGTCTTGTGATGGTTCGTCTTATGATGGTTCGCCTTATGGTGTCCCCCATAATGGTGATTATTCTGTGTATGAACCACAACCCTCGGCCTGACTACTACTCTCCTGCGATGTTGATTATGATTGTGATGCACCCGAACTCTGTGGTGGGGGTACCACGAATTATTTAAAGTGTGGTGATTGTGGTTATGATTATAGCGATTATAGTTATTAATACGTCGTTTATTATAAAAAACCAAAGTAGCGATACAGACATTTAAAGAATAATCTGGCGCCATAGTAAAATGATATCTTGGCAAAAGCCACCGGTCATTGTCTGTTGTTAATGTTTCATTTCTAATATATGTTTGACTACGAAGAATACAGGCCTCCATATCAAATATATATCTTTCAAAATTAACGCGTGAGCCATCGATGATCCTCTGACCATGGAAGCGATAACTGGAATTATAAGTTTCTAAATGATAAGTACTATCAGCAATTACTGGTGCATGGACTCCCATAAGCACGGTTGTTAGCAAAATTAAGCTATTCATTTTGTATCTCCTTCAATGTTGTAATAATCTTTTGCGCTTCCTTCTTTCTTCTCGAAACGCATAATCACCTCTTCATCCATAATTTCAAATACTCTATTACGGAATTTTTCATCAGCAATTTTTTCTTTCCATTTGGATGCTTGAAACTTCTCTTCTTTCCCATCTTTATAAACTATACTATACCAGGCACCAGCTTGTTTAAGATTTTTTGATCCTTTGATAGCTTCAAGCCAGCTCTCCTCGTCCTGGACACCCACAGAAGGGCCCCAGAGGATCTTAAAGGTACATTGCCTACCCTCGGTGCCAAAGCGGCTTTTTTTAAGCGTTGCCTTGACCTCACAGCCGATTCTAAATCCATTTTCATCTTGAATAAAAGCCGCCTTTGCTTTGCGCTTTGTTAGCCAGATTCTAAGTGAATAAGCATAATGCATTGCTTTCCCCCCAGGTGTAACGTAGGGGGTAGTCATAGCTTCTGCTATATTGTTGGTAATATTAGTTTTTAGCTGGTTTAAAACCAAAAATGTTGATTCTGCATTAGCAATTGGTACCGTAAGTTTAGCCATGCCTTTGGCTAAAATTCTTGGTTTAACAGCCATTGATGATTGTGGGTTGAAGTCACCTTCAATATCACTAATTGCTGGTGTTAAAGCAAGACTATCCCAAATGAATAACATTCTATTATCATTAGAACCAAGCAGTTCTTCAATTGTTTCAAGCACGAATTCAACGCTTTGCGCTTGCACGTAAAGCAAAGTATCTAAATTACAGCCAGCATTTTCTAGAAAGCTCGGATCAATTGCTGATTCTGAATCAAAATAAATCACATCAATTCCCATTTTTTGGGCGTTAGCTGCAACTTGAGCTGCCATATAAGACTTACCTGAGCCTTCAAGGCCAGCTATTTCAATAACCTTGCCAACCGGAATTCCAGCTAATTGACCGCGACAAATAACACTATCAAGCCAACGAGATCCAGTAGGAATCCAAGCTTTAACCTGAGTTGGGTTATCCTTGTTTAAATTATGCGCAACTTCCATTCCTGCTTTCTTGTTGATGAGATTCCTCATCTCATCTAAATTCAATCGTCCGAGTTTATTTGCTCTTCTTGCCATGTTTCCTCTTTTGCTTCTAATTCAGCTGTTAATGATTCATAAACAGGAATTTTTAAAGTTTCATCTGGATCCCAATCCTGGATGTCGTCCGAGTTATAATCAATTAAAGTTGAGCCTCCATCGCGGTGGTGGGGTCTCATATCATAATGTGAAATTTTATCTGCTAATGGAAGCAGTATCTCTCGTGTTTCGCGTAATTTTGAATCTAGTTCTTCTATAGAGCGAATAGTTTTTATTCTTTTGTTTTCAATAATGGCGCCTACTGATACACCTAAAAAAAACAAAGATAAAGCTAAAGAGACTCCAATGATAACTTCCATATACTATAAATAGTATAAAATTTATAAAGAGACACCTGTAACCCCGTGCCTCCCTGCGGGTTTAGCCAGCACTGACTAAAATAAAAGCTAAGTACCCAATAGGGATTCAAAAGCCTTATCCACCGTGTTGGTGGCGGATGTATTATTATACTTAGATGTTTCAGTAGAAACTTCTTCTACATCATCCTCACCAAGCAGAAATTCGTCAAGCATACCTTGAACCTCAGTGGCCGTCTTTCGTGCTGATTCAAAAACAACATCGAAATCAGGGATCTGATCGAGATAAGTGTGAATCTCGCCCTCAGTCTCGGCCATTGCGGAGGGGCGCCGTCGAGGGGTGATATTAGTCTGGGGGAATTGTGCCCCAGCAGGCTTACCATAATGAATAGTTAAGTCTGTGCCTTCATTGACATCTGTGATATCACCATACTCTGGATTGAGAACGAGATTCAGCAACTCTTTATAAGCAGTCTTTCCGAAGCCCCATAGTCGTACGCCTTGGTCCTCTTCACCACGTACCAGGACCGGGGAGAAGAAGCGCTGACGAGCCGATAGGTTCTTCGCCATCTTAATGCTATCTTCGCTGCCTTCCTTATATAGCTGGCGAACAAAATCATCAAGCGGATCGTCTTCGCCGAAGTTCTTCTTTGGGCTCAAAAAGCCCGGGTTCTTACCCAGGTTATAATGAAACCAGCGCTCCTTAAACGGATCGCCATCGGCGGTAGGTAGGATACGGATCACGGTCTCGCCATCCTCCGGTCGCCAAAAAACACTCTTATTACCGCGATTTTCCAAGGCATCGCGCTTCGCCTTCATCTTTTCTAGGTCAATACCCATTTGCAAACTCCTTTTTGCGTTTAGCTATAGTGCAGATAGTCAATATCCCATCTGCCTCAATAAATATAATAAGAACAGTATACTAAAAGTTAAGAAATAATTTCTCTTTGTACAAGACTCGCGTAATGAACAGTATATACATAATTTTCATTATGTTCTGTAGAATATATCGCGTATGAAGATCTTACATTATCCTCTGCATGAGATTTAACTTGATTTGTAATTTTCTTAAACAAATTAGATTCTGACTCCAATGATTTTTTATTTATCGCATAATAATATAATTTCTCTCTTGGAGATTGTAAATCAAAAAATAATTTTTCTTCTCCAGAGTCTAAATCTAATACACCAAGAGTAGCAATGCGAACAGTATCCACAATGGAAGAAAAAGTTGTCATTTCTGGCTCTGTGTTATCAAATACATTGATCATGTGTATCGTGTATACGATCGTATCGTTAACCGCATCCCAATAATTTTTGATGGATACCTCGCCAATAGCATTATCAACTTTAACGTTATCGACAATATAAATCTTCTCTAAAAGCGCCGATCTGGCGTATTGCTGCAAAACACCAAAAACAACTCGTTCTCGTTTTTGAGCGGTTTCGGTTAATACATCTAAATCAGGTCTAATATACAGAACATATAAAGGCAAATGTTTTAATTGATCAAGTATTCTTAAAACAATGCCAGATATAGCGCCGCTGCCGCCGACTATCAAACATGTCGGCCCAGAAATTTTAGAGAAATCAAGAGGAGTATATTTATCTTCGTAGGCCTCTATTGAAACCTGAAAATCTACTTTAATAAAATTTTTATATTTTCTTGAGGCACTATCAACATAATGTATATTGTACTGAGGATATTTTTCGAACTTCTCAGCAATATTACAGCCTGTGTTGCCTAGGCCGATTATTGTTTCCATTTAAGCCTCAAGCTGGTGCTGGCGGCGGTATCCCTTGGCGCTCATCACTCATTCCGCCGCGGCCCTTGAACATTTGTAACACAGGCCTAAGCGTTTTTACAACAAACTTAACGCCCTTGACTAGAGCAGTAAGCCATTGCCAAAATTTACTGGCTCCCATAGTATACACGGCAGCCGCGGCCCCGGCGACCTTCTCAGCCGTCTTTCTGGCAAGTTTAAAAGCCGCATCTTTTGCAAACTTTTTGGCCAGCGTAAAGATGCAAGCTTTTACAACATCTTTTGCAACCTCTGCAGCAGAGTCGGCGGCGTCTGGTATGTAATCTGATGGCTTTGTTTCCTCTTCTTCCTCATCACCACAACCCAGGAGATCTTGAACATACGCCGCAATTTTACTCCAAACAAAAGAAAGTCCAACGCTCGTCGCCACCAAAGCAAGAGCTTTCTTCCAGCCGTCGAGGCTCTCTACGGTCGCCATGGCCTGACCAATTTTTTCCTTTATTGAGCTGGCCCATTCAACTAGTTTTTGAACTAGTACATTTTGAAAGCCGCTAGCTTTTGTAATAATACTATTAAGAAATTGTAATACTCGGTTTTTAATACCCATACCTTTCCGTTTTATAGATCTGGTAAACGTACGTAGAGCAATGGGATCGCTAGTAGCGCGATACAACATTCTAAGAGTTTCGGGATAGCTAGCAATCTTTTCTTTAGTGCCCTCCCACCAGTCTCGAAGGGCGCCTTCGTCCAAAATATCCTTGCCATGTGGCGCAGCCGAGCCAAACCACCACTGTTCATACAATTGTTGTTCTTTGAGGATCTCTTCTGTAATAATAGGAGAATAGGGGTAAGACTCAACCAGAGGAATCTGTATTCCTAATACTTCTGTGATATATTCAGGATTCGAAAGCCTACTGGTCCTCCATTGTTCCAAATCCTGGAAAGATCGCCAATTCTCCATTATGAGTTTCATATTATTCATCTTAAACTAAGATTATTCGTGATCTGGTCACTTTTCAGTTACTTGCTGTTCTTGTACGGGCTCTTCCTCTTGAGGAACACCGCCCATTCTTGCTTGTTGGGTCTTTATCCTACCGACATCTGAAGCGATATCCACACCAAGTATATTGGCCATTTCACTAAGAAACTCATGTTTTGCAACATCATCGCCGCCGTCCTTGAGGGCTGTGATGGCATCGACCGCTATCTTCGAGGCCTTTATTCTTTTCATAGCCTGAATGGCCAAGCTCTTTGAAGAAGTAATTTCTTCATTTTCTTTTAAAGACTTTAGCTCTTCAAGCACGAGTCCTCTAATAGTATGTTTTGTAATTTTCATGGTGTTCTCCCTATCCTAATTAGTACCTAAAACTTTAACTTGCCCATATTGCCGTAATCTCTTCCAGCTCTCACATTAACTTTAAAATTTCCTAATTTTGTTTCTGAAAAAAGATCCATAATTTTGATCAAAAGATCTCGATCCTCATCACAAAAATCAATAATAACGCTATCATGCACACAAAAAGCCACATGAGATTTTCTTTCTTTTAAAAGTTTATTAATTTCAACTACTTGTTTCAAAAAAAGATCGCTCGTGGTACTTTGTATTAAATAGTTTAAAGCTTTATCCTCTGATACTTCAATACTTCGATCAAAAGGTGTATTAACTACACCATTTATGTAATATTTTTTTAGAGCAGATTCTTTATCTAGATATACTGCCAATTTTTTATTCTTAGCTTTAGGGTTATATAACCAAGCAAAAACCTTTTTTTTAGTTTCATCTCGATCATATTTTGAATTAAAAATATTTTCGCTGATCCAAGAATGTATATCTTCTTCAGGTTGTTCCTTCCCCAATAAATTAAATAAGGTACGAAGTTCCGCTGCGTTAAAATCTAATTCAATAAACCAATCATTAT